GACCAATCTCTGGAAGAAACTTAAAGAAGTATTATACTCAAAGTCATCAATCACATCAAATGTTTGTTGTGCATCCATGTCAGTAGAAATCTCAAGCACTTGCATACCCTTGTTCTCTTTACCTAAAGCAATCTTTCTCTTGAAAAACAATGGCTTAGAAGGGTTCTGTCGTTGCTTGTACAGTGATGTTTTACCACCATGCCAACCTACAAACGTATCTCCCTTTGTGACTTCATAGCGTTCTTTAGCACTACGAACCCTNACAATGTTAATACCCAAATCATTAGCCCTGTGCCATACAGCTTTAACTGAGTATGGTGCTTGACTGATTGGTGTGGTTGTCTTACTGCCTTTCTTTGAATATGTAATTTTCATAATCTATCTCCAATGATATAAGTTAATAAAGTTTGGGTAGTTTTGAAGCGATACCCACGCTTAAATTCTAGTCTGTATAAACAAGTTTACCGATTGATTTGTCATCAAAAAAACAATTCAATGATATCTGTCTCTCAACATAATCACCTACATTGTAATCATATTCTTTACTATGAATCACAATATCTCTTGTAGAAAAAGTTTTTAAATCAGTACGCTTTTTAACTTCAATCTTACTGACTCTGTGTATATTAATTTCCATGTTTATCTCCTAAGTTGTTGGGTTAATCGACTCTTCAAGTTCTTTGTCTGCCTCATCTAAAGCCTCTAAAGACTCAAGATAATTCATCAAATCATCATGTTCATTGTCATCCATAATTATCTCCTTTATGATTAATTGTTCGTTGTTGTCGCTGAGAAGTGTACCGCAACCCTGTCTGGCTGTCAAGCATTTCTCTAATCTTAAGATATATTTATTATCTTAAAAGGTTTGAATAGTCCACACAGTTCCCATTTCCATAGAACCTGCACTCAAAAAAGTATAGTCAGACTTTAGAAACAAATGTTTGCTTTTAGAATACTTGTGTTGATATATAAAAGACTTGTCCTCTTTAAGTGCATGTCTCTCATTAACAAAGTATCCTAAGTCATTGATATACCGTTGTGCTTTTTGTAAGTTTGTGAACTGTTTCATATTACTTGACCGCCATAATTAAATTATCTTTCATAGTGACATTTGCAAAAAACTCTCTACCTTTTCCAGTAATATGAGGTCTATTTGCTCCAGTTAATACACCATTTGATACATATTCGTCTCCAAACATGCTAGTTTCAATGTAATTTAAACGATTGCCGATATTTTCTTTAAGTTCTTTCTTGCTTTTGTAGTTAAAAACTATCATTTTCTATCTCCTTTGCTTTGTTTTACAAGGAACATCCCTTGCTGACCCGACCATCATGCCCCAAGCCGACAAACCTGTCAAGCATTTACCTAATTTAAGATATATTTATAATATTAAAACTAAAAAAACTTAATAATTTAACATAATATTAAAATAAATACAAACTTTTTTGTAAATAAATTACATTTTTTAACTTAAATTAGCACATTTGTCCTGTATTTTAACTTAAATACGCCCTCAACCAACCGACTAATTTAAAAAGCTCCCTCAACCAACCGACCAACCGTAAGCTCGAGTCTTAAATTACTTAATTAAGTTTAATTAATTTCTTTGGAGTGGTCGACTAGAACCCCCATAAAAAGCCTTCATCATTATTAAGTAGCCTGTCTTCTAAGGGAACAATAGACATAAAAAAACCTTCCAAACTCTGTAGCTTGGAAGGCTTTTAGGTTAGCTATTCTCTTTAAGATATAAATCTATTTTATCGAAGTACGCTTTAGGGAGAACTTTCTTAGTGAAAAGCTCGTTTGCTTTCTTGAAAGTGAACCTCTGTTCTTTAGCTAGTCCGTATAAGCAACCCTGAATCTGCTTTTGCAGTCTCCAGTTCATAGAGCCAGTCTTCTGGTCTTTGGCGAACTTGTAGCCTAATCCCTGACATTGCTTGAATGAAGCAGGGCTTTGAAGTCTTTCTTTGTCGAAAGCGTTTATATCGAATGTATTTTCCATGATTATCTCCTAAGATTTATGGATTGTTGAATGCCAGCAATGTAGTCTTGCAAGCGGTTAAAGTCAAGTGCGTCTTCGCACTTAATTCCCAATGGCTTGATATCACAATCGTTTAGGATTTGTGTGGATATCTCGGCTATTGAAACTGAGGGAAACTCGAAAGTTTCGTTGTTTGAGTAAGTTATTAGAATCATGCTTTTCTCCTTATAATTTCTTTACAGGATTAAAACATAAAGATTTTAAAGTTGCAAATGCTTGAGTTTTTATGAAGCTTTAGCGTAATAAAAAGTTTTACTTGTAAACATTTGTGGCTTTAAAATCTTTATGTTCCTGTAAACCAGAAATTGTTAGGGGAAAAGTGTGAGGCTAATGACCAAACAACGAAACTTACGGGCTTCACACGCATAGCTGAGCCACACAAAGACTGATTGTGGTGTCGAGCCATTGGGGATGTGTCTTTGACTGCTTGGAAGGCGTACAGTGCTGTGTGTTCAACGATTCATAAAGCTTTCTAGTTAAGCATGGGGAATACATGTTGAGAGCTTTCGAGAAAGAAAGACTTCACTGCTTCACGCACGTTAGTTAATTAGGCTATAAGTTTGACAAAGACTCTCGGTCTATGTTAGAATACTGCATTCGTGAAGGCTTTCAAGTTAGGACTAGCTGAAGAATAGAGGTTTGCTTGGGTAGACTTCAAGAGCTTTTCACTAAGAAAGTTCGGAAGGTACTGGTATAGATTTACTTTAGACAGGATAGCTTTGAAGTCTTCCAAGCTTCAGAGTTTGGATGACACTGATGGTCTATTGTGACCACCTCTCTCAGGCTACTCAGGGGGTGGCAGGAGACCACTCCCCCTACCCTATATATCTATAGCATGGTTATACATTTTATAACGCACAACCCATTAACCAGAACTAGTTAACGCCCCGACACTAAAACCTATAAAGTTTCATAGCCTAGGAAGTATTTATTTGAGGTGATTGTTTTATCAGAATGATGACAAGGGATTGTCTATATTGACCGTGGGGGACCACAATATTATTGTACACTTCAAATCCACTTTTGTCAAGTCTTAATTTAAACTTGACAATCTTGAAATAGAACTGTATACTAGATTCATGGCTATATTACCAAGTGTAAACAAAACATCAACTAAAAGAGAACTTACGGAAAAGCAACAGTCTTTCCTTACTCATCTTGTAGATACTCAAGGTGATGCAAAGAAAGCCGCAGAGCTTGCAGGTTATTCTAGTCATTATCATCATGTTGTAAAGACTTTAAAGTCTGAGATACTAGAACTCACTCAAGAGATACTAGCTAACTCTGCCCCTAAAGCGGCTTTTAAAGTTGTTGAAATTATGGAATCTAAGAAGCCTGTAGTGCAAGCCGCTAATAAGCTAACTGCCGCACAGACTTTACTAGATAGAGTAGGGGTCAGTAAAGTAGATAAGATAGATGTTAATCATAATGTAAACAGTGGTGGTATCTTTTTAATGCCCGATAAAGCTCCAGTAGTTATTGAGGCTGAAGATGTTACATATCAGGAGGTAGAGAACTAATGCCAAAAGAAAAAGATAGTAGATTAAAACGAGCAGGAGTCTCTGGGTTTAATAAACCTAAGAGAACACCTAGTCATCCTAAGAAGTCACACATTGTAGTGGCTAAAGAAGGTGATAAGATTAAAACAATACGTTTTGGTCAGAAGGGTGCAAAGACAGCAGGTGCTCCTAAAGCAGGAGAATCAGCTAGAATGAAAGCTAAAAGGAAGTCTTTTAAAGCGAGACACGGAAAGAACATCGCTAAAGGTAAGATGTCAGCCGCATATTGGGCTGATAAAGTGAAGTGGTAGTATGGCACAAATAGGTTCAGACGATAGTAAGAATAGTGTGCCACTACGTAGAAGTATATATAAAACTAGTGACGGTGGTAAAGGCTCTAAGCCTAGAGTAAACATACACTCTAAACAATACGCCGACAACTGGGATAAAATCTTTGGGAGAAAAAATGCCGACAAAAAAGAAACCAAAAAGTAAATCTACGGTCAACAAAGCTGGGAACTATACCAAGCCAAGTATGCGTAAGAGACTTTTCGAGAAGATTAAATCTGGCACACGAGGTGGTAAGTCTGGACAATGGTCTGCTCGAAAAGCCCAGCTTTTAGCAAAAGAATACAAAGCCGCTGGAGGTGGCTATAAATGATGGATAAAATAAGAAACATATACAACAAATGTAAACAATATGTAACAAAATGGATATCAGATGTTAATAAAGGATATGCAAAAATATTTAAAAAATGTTTAGTTAAAGAAACACCAAAGGCTAAGAAAAATGTCAAAACTAAAAAAACCACAAAAAAGTCTTAAGGCTTGGACAAAACAGAAATGGACAACTAAGAGTGGTAAGAAATCGTCTGAGACAGGTGAGAGATATCTCCCGAAGAAGGCGATTAGTGCACTTTCATCTTCAGAGTACGCAAAAACAACAAGAAAGAAAAGAGCAGATACAGCCAAAGGAAAGCAACACTCTAAGCAACCAGCTAAAGTAGCAAAGAAAGTTAGGAAGTATAGGAAAGTAAAATGAGAGATGGGTATATTACCAGAACATCCTCAACCATACCTTTTGGATATGAGTTAGAAGAAGAAGCTGGTTCTTTCTTAAAGCCTATAGATGAAGAGTTACAGGTACTCAAAGAAGTATCTGAAGCAGTCTTTCATGGAGAAATTAGTCTAGGTATTGGAGTAGACTGGTTAGAAGCAGAAACAGGACGTAAGATGTCTAGACCAGGATTAAAAAAGCACGTAGATAAACTATATGGTAGATAAATCAAAAAAGTACTTGACAAACCCAGATGGGAGTTATATACTAAAGAAAGATGGTACTCCCCGATTAAAATCAGGTAGACCTAAAAATTCAGAACTTTCTGACATGAAGTTGGCTTTACAGGCTAAGAATAAATTACAGAAGAAGAATAAGAAAGTTCAAAAGCTAACAAGAAGTTTAGCAAGAGTCAAAAAAGAATTTGACAAAGAAGAGAAAGTTTTAACATCTAATGTTTTAACAGAATCAGAAACCAAAGAGTTACCTGATACTATACAACAACATTTAGATAGCACTGGTTCTCATGTGGCTTTTATGCCAAACGAAGGACCGCAGACAGACTTTCTTGCCGCAGGTGAGAAGGATGTTCTTTACGGTGGTGCGGCAGGTGGTGGTAAAAGTTTTGCAATGTTAATAGACCCATTGCGATACTGTCACTTCTCAGAGCACAGAGCTTTGATACTAAGAAGGTCTATGCCAGAACTACGAGAACTAATAGATAAGTCTCGTGAGCTTTATCCGATAGCATTTAAGGGTGCTAAGTTTAAAGAAGTAGAAAAGTTATGGCAGTTCCCTAGTGGAGCAAAGATTGAATTTGGATTCTTGGAACGAGATGCAGATGTTTATCGTTATCAAGGACAAGCGTACAGTTGGATAGGTTTTGATGAGATAACTCATTTACCTACAGAGTTTGGTTGGAACTACTTAGCATCACGACTAAGAACGACTAACCCAGAGATTAAGACATATCTCAGATGTACAGCTAACCCAGGAGGTGTAGGTGCTCATTGGGTTAAAAAGAGGTACGTAGAACCTTCGGAATATAATACAAGTTTCCAAGGTCATGACGGACTGACAAGAAAGTTTATACCAGCATTGTTACAGGATAATCCTCACCTTGCTGAAGACGGTGAATACGAAAGGATGTTGCAATCCTTACCAGCCATACAACGTAAACAGTTGTTGGAAGGTAACTGGGATATCTCAGAAGGTGCGGCATTTGCAGAGTTTGAAGTAGAGACACACGTTATACCGCCATTTGAATTACCAAGTTGGTGGGAAAGAGTTAAGGCGGTAGACTACGGTTATGCCGCAGAAAGTTGTTGTCTCTGGGCTGTGATAGACCCTGAAGATAAGACCATCATAATATATAGAGAACTATACAAAAAGGGTCTGACAGGTGAAGCACTCGGAGATACCATTACAGAAATGGAACAGGAAGAGATTAGGTCCATAGCAGGTGTACTAGATACAGCCGCTTGGTCAAGAACAGGATATACTGGTCCAACGATAGGCGAGATATTAGTTAATAAAGGACATAAACTAAGACGAGCCGATAAGAATAGGTTAGCAGGTAAAACTCAGATACATGAGCATTTGAGAAAGAATAACACTACAGGAAGACCAAGGTTGCAAATATTTAATACATGTGTAAACCTTATAAAAGAAATACAGGCTTTGCCTCTTTCTAAGTCTAACCCTGAAGATGTTGATACTCATGCGGCTGACCACGCGTATGATGCGTTAAGGTACTTGGTTATGAGTCGACCAAGAATGGACCATCCTCAAGATAGGATGTTAAGAATAAAATCAGATATGTTTAGCCCTTCTGATTCAACTTTTGGTTATTAAGATATGGCAGAAAACGAAAATACATTTTTAAACGCTAATAGTATTTATGAAGAAGTAGAAGGCGAATCTGGTGTCCAACTTACATTAGAAGAGGACCAGCAAAGAAATATTATTGGAACTATCAAAGATAGGTTCGCAGTAGCAGAAGATGCTAGACAAACAGATGAGACTCGTTGGCTTAAAGCTTACGAGAACTATAGAGGGCTTTACTCTAAGAACGTAAAGTTTAGAGAGTCTGAGAAGTCACGAGTATTTGTAAAGATTACAAAAACAAAAGTCCTTGCGGCTTTTGGTCAACTAGTAGATGTTATATTTGGTACAGGGAAATTTCCGATAGGAATTTCGGAAACCAAGATACCCGAAGGTGAAACAAACTACGCACACTTAGATACTTCTAATCCTACTCCTAATTTAGAAACTTCAATAGGTAATGAAGAAGAAGAACTACCAGATAACTTTGGAAACCTAAAAGATAATCCATATGATGTAGGTTATGAAGGTGATGGTAAAGTTTTAAAAGCAGGAGCTACTTACTTAAATGGAATATTTGAGGATAGCTTAGAAGACCAAGCAGAAGATGCAGGAATACTTACAGACGGAGCAAGTCCTGACCCACAAGCTTTAGAACTATCTCCAGCACAACGAGCCGCTAGACGTATGGAGAAGTTAATCCATGACCAGATAGAAGAATCTAACGGCAACTCTGAAATGAGAAATGCTTTACTAGAGTCGGCTTTACTAGGTACTGGTATTGTCAAAGGACCATTTAACTTTAATAAAAAATTACACAAGTGGGATACAGATGAGGAAGGTAACAGAGCTTACAATCCTTTAGAAGTAAGAGTACCACGTATTGAGTTTGTTAGTTGTTGGGATTTTTATCCAGACCCTAATGCAACCAATATGGAAGAATGTGAGTATGTAATACATAGACACAAAATGAATCGTAGTCAAGTAAGACAGCTACGTAACATGCCTTACTTTGATGATGATGCTATACGTAGTGCAATTCAAATGGGTCCAAACTATGTAGAAAAAGATTTTGAATCACAACTAAAAGATGATTCACGCTATGATGAAGAAGTAGGTTCTAACTTTGAAATTTTAGAATACTGGGGAATCATGGATGCAGAGTATGCAAGAGAAGTAGGTATCGACTTACCCGACAGTGTTGATGACTTAGATGAAGTACAAGTAAATATATGGACATGTGGTACTTACTTATTAAGAGCAGTACTAAATCCATTTACTCCTTATAGAATCCCATACCACGCTTTCCCATACGAAAGAAACCCATACAATTTCTTTGGTATTGGTGTAGCAGAAAACATGGATGATTCTCAACAGATTATGAATGGTCACGCAAGAATGGCTATTGACAACCTAGCAATGTCTGGGTCGTTAGTCTTTGATGTAGATGAGTCTGCTTTAGTTGGTGGGCAATCAATGGAAATATATCCAGGAAAGATATTCCGCAGACAAGCAGGAATGCCTGGGCAAGCTATACACGGCTTAAAGTTTCCTAATACATCACAAGAAAACTTAATGATGTTCGACAAGTTTAGGCAACTTGCAGATGAGCAAACTGGTATACCTAGTTACTCTCACGGACAGACAGGTGTTCAAAGTATGACAAGGACTGCTTCTGGTATGTCTATGTTACTTGGAGCATCTAGTTTAAACATTAAAACAGTTATCAAGAACCTTGATGACTTTTTATTGAAACCACTAGGGGAAGCCTACTTCCAGTGGAACATGCAATTTCTAGAGGACGAGTTGGATGTCAAAGGTGATTTAGAAGTTAAGGCTACAGGTACTAACAGCTTGATGCAGAAAGAAGTAAGAAGTCAAAGATTGACAATGTTCTTACAAACTGCTCAGAATCCTGCTGTTGCACCGTTTGTTAAGATTTCTAAATTGATTAGTGAATTAGCCTACAGCTTAGACTTAGACCCTGATGAGATACTCAACGACCCTGAAGAAGCGGCTGTGATGGCACAAATTATAGGAATGCAAAATGCTGGACAAACAAATGGCGAAGAAGCTCAACCCAATAGTCAACAGTCCCCAATGGGAGGACTTCAAGGAGCACCTCAACAACCTCAAGACCTTGGACCTACAGGCACTGGTGGTGGCAACATCGGAACAGGAAATGTTCCGCTTGCAGGGGAGGATGAGTTCTCTGGTACGCCTAGAGCAGTTGGACCTACAGGTTAAAGAAGCACTAACTCGGAGAGAAGAAAATGTATAATAAAAAGAAAGGAATGCTAACAGACGATAGAGATGCTTATGACATGGGTGGAGAAGTAGGAATCGCTGTAATGCCCATCGAACCTACAATGGTCGATGACAATGAAATGGAAGAAGACCATACAGATTTTATATTAGACGAAGCATTGTCTGAAGAAGAACAAGATATGCTTATGTCAAAACTAGAACAAGATAACGAACTACAAACACTCTTTGATAAAGTAGTGGGAGTAGCACAAGAATTTGCTGGGTCTGGTTCTGTAGAAGGACCAGGAACAGGAGTCTCCGACAGTATACCTGCAAGGTTATCTGACGGTGAATTTGTCTTTACTGCAAAAGCTGTAGAAGAAATCGGAGAAGACACTTTAATGTCTATGATGAAAGATGCTGAAGCAAATGCAGATGAAAGACAGAATCTTAATATTGGTGGAATGCTAGTTAACCAAAAACGAGATGTTGACCCACTAGGGCAACCCGTTGAGGAAGATATAGTAGATAACGAAATCCGTAAGGGTATGTTATCATCTAATCCAAGATTAAGACAGCGATAGAGCCACCCTATTTATAGGCACTCTATCATTTTAAAAACCCGAAAGGCGACCTTTACATACAAGCCCTCTAGTCGACATAGAGCTACCTTGTGAACGAAGCCCTGATTAGGAGAAAGAAGATGACTAATACAGTCCAAAAAGAACAAACGCCAAATCCTTATAATGCAAAAAAAGATTGGCACAACAGTGATGATAAACCTTTTGTATCATCTAATAGTATGTATTTTGAAGAGCCTCAAAATAAACTTTTTAAAAGCGATGACGTAACTGAAATCGGTAATGAAGGAAGTGTTAATAGAGAGGAACTGGAATCAAAGAAGGAAACCCCTTACAAGAAGCCAGACTACAAAAAACGCTATGATGATTTAAAAAAGCATTACGATAGCAAGCTTAATGAATTTAAGTCTAGGGAAGAAGAGTTACTAACTCAAGTTAAACAACCTGAGTATAGAGCACCTAAGTCCCCAGAAGAACTTGAGAAGTTTAAGACAGACTATCCTGATGTGTATGAAGTTGTAGAAACCGTTGCTCACATGCAAAGCGAATCTAAAGCAAAAGTTCTAGAAGAACGCCTTAGTAAACTCCAAGAACGTGAAAACGATTTAGTACGACAAGATGCAGAAAAAAGGTTAATGAATAGGCATCCTGATTTTGAAGATATCAGAAACAGTGATGACTTTCATGAATGGGCAAAAGAACAGCACTCATCTATCCAAGCATGGATTTATGATAACAATGACGATGCCGATTTAGCATCACGTGCTCTTGATTTGTTTAAGAAGGATTTAGGAATTGATGTTCCTAAAACTAAGTCATCTTCCAAAAAACCGACTAAGCAATCTGCGGCAGATATGGTTTCCACTAAAACAACTAGTGTAGAACCTAACTCCGAGAAGGTTTGGTCAGAAAGGGAGATTGCGTCTATGAGTATGGCAGAATTTGATAAATACGAACAGGAAATATCAGATGCTATGCAAGAAGGCAGAATCTCGAAATAAACTATAATTAACTTAAAGGAGAAGTATCATGGCTCAATTTTTTGAACCCTCAACAGATACAAATGCTAACTTTGCAAACTCCGTAAGTGGACAAACTAATAGTTTCTTCTTACCTTCGGTTTACTCTAAAAAGGTTCTAAACTTTTTTAGGAAAGCCTCGGTAATTGAAGCTATCACCAACACAGATTACGCTGGTGAAATTTCCTCTTTCGGAGACTCTGTAAAGATTATCAAGGAACCTGTCATTTCAGTATCAGACTACACTCGTGGTTCTGACACTACTGACACAAAACTAACCGACCAAGAAATTTCTTTGGTTGTTGACAGTGCTAAAGCTTTCAAATTCATCGTAGATGATATCGAAAGCAATATGTCACATGTGAACTTCAAAGAAGTAGCTTCAAGCTCTGCGGCTTATGCTCTTAAAGATGCATACGATGCGGCTGTACTAGCTACTATGTTCTCTGGTTGTTCTGCATCATCACCTGACCATATCATTGGTTCTGACAGTGCTACTGCTGACGCTACTATGGCTCACGCAACTAACTCTGTAGACCTACTTGGTTCAGATGGAACTGGTGTAGATGCTATTGACCTTATGGCAAGAATGGCAAGACTTTTAGACGACCAAAATGTACCTGAAGAAGGTAGATGGTTTGTTGCACCTCCTTCATTCTATGAAGAGTTGTCACAATCTGGTTCTAAAATGCTTTCTGTTGACTTTAATGCTGGTCAAGGCTCAATCAGAAACGGTTTAGTTTCAAGTGGAAAACTAAGAGGATTTGATATGTACAAATCTAACAATATCGCTGCAACATCTAATGCAACTGGTAAAGTTATGGCTGGACATATGAGTTCTACTGCTACTGCTAATACTATTCTTTCAACAGAAGTGTTGAGAGA